AAACGGATATATTCCTGTTTACTTCACTTCAGATGCTAACAACTATGGTTTTGCTAGCTTGAGTTACGCAGTATCAGACATCAACAACAGTGTATCAGGTGCAACCAATCCTAACCTGCGCGATAAGCTCAGAGCAGAGATTGTAAATGGCAACCAGATCAAGTTTACACAAGCAGATGGTTACCAGGTTAAGTTCTTTAATGGTAGCATCGCTGGTTGGTCTCCTGCTGTACTGGGTCTCCAGTATGGTGTATTTGGTGATCCCACAAGTGCATTTGCTTATTCAGAATGGCAGGCACTGAGCTATGTTGCTAGTGAAACAGCACCTTTGGGTGATATCGCTGACCAAACAATCTGGTATGACAATGTTATTAGCGTTGATAATCTAGACTTGTTGGTAAACATTGGTTCAGCATGGTCAACATTCACAGGCGACAAGCAAATCCAGGTACTTGCACCTACAACTAACTCAGTAGGTGGTTCATTGTTGATTGGTGATATTTGGATTAGCACTGACAACCTAGAACTGTACCCACAAATTTATCGTTGGGACGGTAGTGCTTGGGCACTTGTGGACAACGCTGACCAGGAAACATCAGCAGGCGTAGTATTTGGTGACTTTAGAAACTCACCAACTTCACCTCTGTTCTCAGATGCTCCAAACCCAGCACTGTATCCTTCAGGCATCCTGGGTTGGAACATGATCGCAAGTGGCGGTACAATCCGCCAGTGGGACGAGAACGACAATCGTTGGAGAACAGTAAGCGGCCTTAACGAAGACGGCTCACCAAACATGTTGCGTCACGCACAGCGTCAGATGGTAATCAACGCTATGCAAGCGGCTGTAAACGCTAATGAGGATATCCGTAACGAAGGATTGAGATTCAACCTCATCGGTTGTCCAAACTATCCTGAGATGATGGATGAGATGGTAAACCTCAACGTAGACCGTAAAGAGACTGCTTTTGTAGTTGGTGATACACCAATGCGTCTGGCCGCAGACAACACAAGCATCACTGCGTGGGCTACTAACGCAAACAATGCTGTAGGCAATGGCGAGCAAGGTTTGACACTTGCTAACCCATACGCCGCCGTGTACTACCCAAGCGCACTGACTTCAGGTTTGGACGGCACAGACATCATGGTACCACCAAGTCACATGATTCTCAGAACCATGGCTTACAACGACCAGGTGGCTTATCCTTGGTTTGCACCAGCAGGCTATCAGCGTGGTTTGGTAAGCAACGCAACAAGCGTTGGTTATCTGGATGCAGAGAGCAACGAGTACAGACCAGTAGCACTGAGCCAAGGCCAGCGTGACAACCTGTACATCAACAAGATCAATCCAATTGGCACATTTACTGGCCGAGGTATTGTAGTGTTTGGTCAAAAGACACTCAATCCAGTATCAAGTGCCCTGGACCGTGTTAACGTAGCACGTTTGGTTAACTACATCCGTGACAGACTGGATGAGGCAATGCGCCCATTCTTGTTTGAGCCAAACGATGATATCACACGTCAGAACGCTAAGACAACAGTTGACAGATTCCTTGGTCAGCTCGTTACTTCACGTGGTCTGTATGACTTCCTGACAGTATGTGATTCATCCAACAACACACCAGATCGTATTGATCGTAACGAACTTTGGGTTGACATTGCTATACAGCCTGTCAAGACTATTGAGTTCATCTACGTTCCAATCAGAATCCAGAACACACTGGGCGAGACTGGTAGTAACTGATATATTATATCACCTCTGGGGGCTTCGGCCCCCTTTTTTTATGGCTGAATATTAACACTATGCTTAATTTTTTTAGGCTGTTTCTGATAAATAACGACATAGAATGATTTTCCAGTAGGAGATAGAAAATGGCAAATATTAATACAGTTGAAACCCGTGACAAGTTTGGTGTTCCACTTGCCGGTAACCAAGGCAATGGTATCCTTATGCCCAAGCTCCAGTATCGCTTCCGCGTTACTATGCTTGCTGGTTTCGGCGGTGAGCCACAGTCAAGAACACTCACGCAAAACGTACAGAGTGTAACTAGACCTACAGTAGCGTTTCCAGAAGTAATTGTGGATTCATACAACAGTAAGAGTTACATCCATGGTAAGCATGAGTGGTCAACAATTGATCTGGTAGTTAGAGATGACATCACTAACGCTACATCAAGACTGGTTGGTGCACAGTTGCAACGTCAGGTAAACTTCTTCCAGCAGACTACACCAGCCGCTGGTAACGATTACAAGTTTGACATGCAAGTCGAAACCATGGACGGCACCAATGCTGGTCCTACAGAAGTATTTTACTTGGAAGGTTGCTTCCTTCAGAACGTAGCATATGGTCAGCAGGATTACAGTGTAAACGATCCTGTACAGATCACTATGACAGTACGTTTTGATAACTGCACCCACTACCAAGGTGATAACGATATCAACGGCAGACTGGTTGGTGGTAATCCATTCCCAGATCCAGAGGTATTGAACGAACCTGGTATCCAGGCGTAATAATCGGTAATGGTATGGCATGGCGGATTTCTTTAAGAATATCTGGAGTGCGTTAGGCGACAGACAGTTCTACTTGCGAGATTTTCGCAATGCCTACCATTACAACCCCTCGCAAGACCCTCCCAGACAACAATTTGGCGGATATGTCAGTTTTGTGCTTGACAGGGACTTGTTTGGCCAACCTTTCTTTGATGAAGTAAACAACGACGAACTCAGAGTACGCATGAGTAGTTTGGTAAGAACTGCTGATATGCCTCAGGTTGAGTTTAAAACTCAGATCATGAATGAGTACAATAAGAAGAAGATTGTAAACACTGGTGTTGAGTATCAGCCAGTAACAATCAGAGTTGTTGACACTGCTAGCAATGCTTGGCTACAGATTATCATGAAGTACTTTGCTTACCACTACATGAACCCTCGTAATAAAACCTATCAGGGTGACAGAGATATTAACAGTGTTTCCATAGGTGAAGGCGGTATAGACTTTATAGGATCACAGTATGGTGCTGGCGGTCCTTTTGACAGTAACAAATATGGATACAATCCTAACCTTAACCCTAACTTCTTTGAGCGCATAGATTATGTTTTGTATCATGCTCAAAAAGGTGTACAGTACAGTTTGATAAATCCTGTAATGACTGGATTTACTCACACACCCATAGACTATGCTAGCAATGAGCTCATGGAATTTACTATGACTTTTGAGTACGAATCGTTTACTACATATGATCAAGTAAACTTTGATCTTACTAGTGTAGACTTAGCACGTTTTGAGGACGTATCTGGTTTAAGTAATAGTGCTAGTAATCAGAACTTTAGTAATGATGGCACAGGAAGTATAGCGGCAAGTACAATGAGAGATTTAGAATTTCTTGGAAATTCAAATAACCCTAGAAACAGAACATTTCAGCCTATGATAAGTTCGGGTCCTGATGACTTCATGGGACCACCTAGCAAAAATTTATATACTACCTATGGAACAGAAGTACCTTCGGCTGGCGGCACAAGTTTTACTAAAAACTTGTTTGGTGAGTTCCTGGGTGATGTAGCAGACAATGCACTAAGTGCCGCAATCAATGGTGCTAGTATTAAAGATGCGGCACTTGGAGCAGTGTTTGATAATGTAGCAGGAATCATTACAGAAAACAACAGACCAGACAGACGTCCTCCCATAGTAGAGAATCCTACTGAGGAAACTGAAAACGATAATGTGACACCGTGAGAAGATAATTATGGCAAGAGTAAGTGCAAACATTTATGATACTTTTGGTAATGAGATCAAGTATGGAGTCACTCAGGACAAACTTCTCAACTTTCTCAAAAACTCCACTATACAATTTCCGCTACCAGAAGCTAGCGCATTTATTCTACAGAGTTTCCTTAACCCTGCTGACAGTGTTGATCCAGTGATGCTGGATCAAGTGTTTACGAAACTTATCAGCATAGGTTATTCAGAGCCTGCGGCTAAAGCCATGGGTAGTGTATTGATTAAAGTAGCTAAGTCACAGGGCGTAAATCCGCTTCAGTACTTTGATGATAATAAGGCACAACTCACGTTAGCAGTAGATAGTTATGAAGCCATGAACGCCCTGCGCCCAGCAGGTAATCGCGTGGGTCTTGCTACCCCAGTTAACAATCAGAAGAGTCGTCAAGCACCCTTCATAAAGCCATGAAACGTTTCCACAAGGGCAAGTACGAGGTCATTAATCGTGACAAGTACGTGGGCTCCAAGATGCCCACCTTCAGAAGCAGTTGGGAAAACACCTTTTGTAGAATGTGTGACGAGCACCCCAATATCACACGCTGGGGCTCAGAGTGTGTCAAGATCCCCTACCGCTCTCCCTTGGACAACCGCTGGCACAACTACTACCCAGACTTTCTGATACAGTACATTGACAACGACGGTCGAGAACACTTTTAGCTAATAGATATCAAGCCCAGTGGGCAGAGCACGTTTGAGAATGCTCGTAGTAGCGCAGAGAAGCGACAAGTCATAGTCAACAGTGCCAAGTGGGAAGCCGCCGCATACTGGTGCAAAAAGAAAG